GAACCTGAAGTACCAGATGTACCACTAGAAGCACTACTATTTGAAGAACCAGCAATTCCAGCAGTACCATTTGTACCTGTTGAACCACTAGATCCTGATGTACCTGAAGATGCACTTAATGCGCTTAAACCTGCTACTCCTGCATTTCCTGATGTACCGTTTGAACCTGATGTACCTGAAGTTGCACTTATATTACTTGAACCAGCGATGCCAGCATTACCATTTGAACCAGATGAACCTGAAGTTCCTGAAGTGTTGCTTAAAGCACTTGCCCCTGCTGCTCCAGCAGTACCTGTTGAACCAGCTGAGCCACTTGTACCTGAAGAAGCACTTAATTGAGATGAACCAGCAGCTCCTACTGTACCTGCGGTACCTGTTGAACCACTAGAACCGCTTGTTCCTGAACTTGCACTTAAAGCACTTCCACCAACCGCTCCTACTGTACCTGAAGTACCTGTTGAACCACTAGAACCTGAGGTACCACTAGAAGCGCTAGAATTACTTCCACCTGCTAATCCATTTGTACCTGTAGTTCCTGTTGATCCTGAAGTACCTGAAGTTCCTGATGAGTCACTTAAACGAGAAGAACCAGCAGCACCTGCTGTTCCTGTAGAACCAGTTGAACCACTAGATCCTGATGTGCCACTTGACGCACTTAAATTTGAAGCCCCAGCAGCACCCGCTGTTCCTGTTGAACCAGCAGAACCACTAGATCCGCTTGTGCCTGAAGAGGCACTATTATTTGAATTACCAGCATTACCAGCAGTACCTGAAGTTCCTGTAGAACCACTAGATCCACTAGTACCTGATGATTGACTTGATTGACTTGCCCCTGCTGCTCCTACAGTACCTGAAGTACCTGTAGAACCTGAAGAACCAGATGTTCCTGAACTTGCACTAGAATTACTTCCACCTGCTGCTCCAGCAGTACCTGAAGTACCACTTGAACCTGATGAACCACTAGAAGCACTAGAGTTACTACCTCCGGCGTTACCATTTGAGCCTGTTGTTCCTGAAGAACCACTTGTTCCACTTGTATTGCCTGAACCTGCATTACCTGCAGTACCATTAGTACCTGTTGAACCAGATGTTCCAGATGAAGCACTTAATTGAGATGCACCAGCAGCTCCTACTGTACCTGCTGATCCTGTTGAACCACTAGAACCTGATGTACCACTAGATGCACTTAAATTACTTCCTCCTGCATTACCATTAGTACCTGTAGTACCTGTACTACCTGATGTACCACTTGTACCTGAAGTATCACTTAAACGGCTTCCTCCGGCTGCACCTTGTGAACCTGTTGTTCCAGTTGAACCCGAAGAACCTGAAGTTCCTGATGATGCACTTGATGCACTTCCTCCCACAGCACCTGCCGTACCATTAGTTCCCGCAGAACCACTTGAACCAGATGTACCCGAAGAAGCACTTAAGTTTGAAGTACCAGCAGCACCTGCTGTACCATTAGTTCCAGTTGAACCACTTGTACCACTAGATGCACTTGAGTTACTACCTCCAGCGACACCAGCAGAACCAGTTGAACCACTTGTTCCGGCTGTTCCACTAGAAGCACTTGTGTTACTTCCACCAGCAGCACCAGCAGTACCTGTTGTTCCTGTACTACCACTTGAACCACTTGTACCGGAAGATGTACTAGATTGACTTGCACCTGCTGCTCCTACTGTACCAGATGTACCTGTGCTACCACTTGAACCACTTGTACCTGAGGAAGCACTTAAATTACTACCACCTGCGTTGCCTGTAGAACCTGTTGTTCCTGATGAACCACTAGTTCCACTAGAAGCACTTGAAGTAGCAGCTCCTGCTGTACCTACTGAACCTGTTGAACCAGATGTACCTGACGTACCAGATGATGCACTAGAATTAGAAGCACCAACGGCACCTGCTGTACCTGTTGTACCAGATGAACCTGATGAGCCTGAGCTTCTGCTTAAACCACTTGCTCCATCTACTCCTGAAGTACCATTTGTACCATTTGTACCCGATGAACCACTTTGTCCTGAAAGTCCATTAAATCCATTTAATCCTGATGAACCACTTGTACCTGTACTACCACTAGTTCCACTTGAATTACTTGATTGACTTGCACCAGCAGCACCTACAGTACCTGCTGAACCTGAAGAACCAGAAGTACCTGATGATTGACTTGAATTACTATTACCTGCTGAACCAGCAGTACCAGTACTACCTGATGAACCACTAGTACCACTTGATTGACTTGAATTTGAAGAACCAGCATTACCTGCTGTTCCATTAGTACCAGCTGAACCACTTGAACCACTTGAACCTGAGGAAGCACTTGATTGAGATGAACCTGCTGCTCCTACTGTACCAGCGGTACCAGTACTACCTGATGAACCAGAAGTACCACTAGAAGCGCTTAAGTTACTTCCTCCTGCTGCTCCAGCTGTACCTGTAGATCCTGAAGAACCACTTGTACCTGAAGAGTTACTTAAGTTAGAAGCTCCAGCATTACCTGCTGATCCTGTTGATCCTGTAGAACCACTTGTTCCACTTGAAGCACTTAAATTACTTGCCCCAGCATTACCTGCTGTTCCTGTAGTACCTGTTGAACCAGATGAACCACTTGTACCTGAGCTTGCACTAGACGCACTTCCACCAACCGCTCCAGCTGTACCTGTTGTACCAGATGAACCTGAAGTTCCAGATGAAGTACTATTATTTGAAGCTCCAGCAACACCTGCAGTACCATTAGTTCCAGTTGAACCACTTGTTCCACTAGAATTACTTATATTTGATGAACCAGCATTACCAGCAGAACCTGTTGATCCTGTTGAACCTGATGAGCCACTAGTTCCTGATGATTGACTTAATTGACTTGCTCCTGCTACCCCTACAGTACCTGAAGTACCAGTTGAACCTGAACTACCGCTTGTACCAGATGAAGCACTTGAATTACTACCTCCAGCATTACCTGATGAACCTGTTGAACCACTTGTTCCAGCAGTTCCTGAAGAGGTACTTGAGTTAGAATTTCCCGCTGTACCTATGGTTCCAGTTGAACCACTAGAACCTGATGTTCCACTAGAAGCACTAGAGTTACTTCCACCAGCTAAACCCACTGAACCTGTAGTACCTGTTGAACCAGAGGTTCCTGAACTGTTACTTATATTTGAAGTACCTGCGTTACCTGCTGAACCGTTTGATCCTGTTGAACCACTAGTTCCAGATGAATTACTTATATTAGAAGAACCAGCATTACCTGCTGTTCCTATTGTACCTGCACTACCACTTGAACCACTAGTTCCACTAGAAGCACTTAAGTTACTACCTCCAGCAGCACCTACTGTACCTGTTGTTCCAGTACTACCACTAGAACCACTAGTACCAGATGATTGACTTGAATTACTTCCTCCAGCATTACCTGCAGAACCTGTAGAACCAGATGTACCTGATGTGCCTGAAGATGCACTTGAATTGCTTCCTCCTGTTGCTCCAGCAGTACCTGTGGTACCGTTAGAACCTGAAGTACCAGATGAAGCACTAGAATTAGATGAACCAGCAGCTCCTGCAGTACCATTTGTACCTGCACTACCTGCTGAACCAGAAGTACCTGAAGTACCAGCTGTGTTACTTGATTGAGATGAACCAGCAGCACCTACTGAACCTGATGTTCCTGTTGTACCTGAAGAACCAGATGTACCTGAGGATGCACTTGAGTTACTACCTCCTGCCAATCCTACAGTTCCTGTTGTACCTGTACTTCCTGAAGTACCAGATGAATTACTTATGTTTGAAGTTCCTGCGTTACCTGCAGATCCTGATGTTCCAGTAGAACCAGATGAACCTGAGGTACCACTTGATGTAGAAGAATTAGCAGAACCTGCTGTACCATTAGTACCAGTAGAACCACTTGAACCTGATGTTCCACTAGTTCCTGAAGAATCACTTAGTCGACTAGCTCCTGCAGCACCTGCTGTACCTGTTGTTCCTGTTGAACCACTAGTACCGCTTGTTCCGCTTGATTGACTTAAAGCACTTCCACCTACAGCTCCAGCACTACCTGTAGAACCTGAAGAACCGCTAGTTCCACTTGAATTACTTATATTACTTCCACCAGCATTACCCGCCGAACCTGTTGATCCTGTTGAACCACTAGTACCGCTTGTACCTGATGATTGACTTGAATTACTTCCACCAATTGCTCCTGCAGTACCTGTTGTACCTGAAGAACCACTTGTACCAGATGAAGCACTTAAATTACTACCTCCAGCATTACCTGCAGAACCAGTTGAACCACTTGTTCCTGCTGTTCCTGAAGAAGAACTTAAACCTGAAGAGCCATTAGAACCATTAGTACCTGTTGAACCACTTGTTCCTGCTGTTCCTGAAGAAGAACTTGAACTAGATGAGCCTGATGTACCGTTTGTTCCTGTAGAACCTGCAGTACCAGATGAACCAGATGTACCTGAAGTGTCGCTTAATCTACTTCCACCAGCTGCTCCTTGAGTACCTGTTGTACCTGTAGAACCAGATGAACCACTAGTTCCTGATGTATTGCTTAGATTTGAAGTACCAGCGGTTCCTGCTATTCCGGATGAACCTGAAGTACCACTTGAACCTGATGAATTACTTATATTTGAAGTACCAGCAGTTCCCGATATTCCTGATGAACCTGAAGAGCCACTTGTACCACTTGAATTACTTGAACCATTTCCACCAAATGCTCCTGAGGTACCTGTTGAACCAGATGATCCTGAAGTACCACTTGATGCACTTAAATTACTACTTCCAGCATCTCCTGCTGAACCTGTTGAACCACTTGAACCTGATGTTCCTGCAGATGAACTTGAATTTGAATTACCCGCAGTACCACTAGTTCCTGTTGAACCCGCTGTACCTGAAGTACCTGATGAGCTACTATTAACAGATAAACCAGATGAGCCACTAGTTCCTGTACTACCAGCAGAACCTGAAGAACCACTAGTACCACTTGAATCACTTGAGCGTGAAGAACCAGCGGCACCTGTTGAACCTGATGAACCTGTACTTCCTGAAGTACCACTAGTTCCACTTGAAGCGCTTGATTCACTACTACCTGATATACCTACAGTACCATTAGTACCAGTTGAACCAGATGTTCCAGAAGAAGCACTTAAATTACTATTTCCTGCTGATCCTGATGAACCAGTTGAACCTGAAGTACCACTAGTTCCACTTGAATTACTTATGTTAGCATTACCTGCTGTACCTGCAGTACCAGTAGAACCTGAAGTTCCGCTTGTGCCACTTGAAGCACTTAAATTACTTTCTCCAGCTAATCCTGATGTACCTGATGTACCTGTACTTCCAGATGTACCACTAGTTCCAGAAGATGCACTATTATTTCCTCCACCTGCAGCTCCTGCTGTACCTGTTGTACCAGATGAACCAGCGGTTCCAGATGATGCACTTGAGTTACTTCCGCCAGCATTACCTACCGTACCATTAGTACCACTTGTACCTGAAGTACCACTTGAATCACTTAAACGAGAAGAACCAGCAGCACCTTGAGTACCTGCTGTGCCTGAAGAACCTGCTGTGCCTGATGTTCCACTTGTTCCTGAAATTCCTGCTGTTCCAGACGAACCTGCTACACCACTAGTTCCGGAAGTAGAATTTACATATCCTATAACACCTGTTGTTGGGTTATATGTAACAACATAAGGACCTGATTGAACAGGTAATGTTTGTACAATTATTGGTGTTGGACTTGAACCAGAAATTATTAAAGATCCAGTGATAACGGCTGAACCTGAAAATGGAAATCCTACACCTTGTACTAAAATAGTTACACCAGTATCACTACCACTTACACTAAATCCAGTGACTGTTGCTGAGCCACTTATATTAATATAGGGAACACTAGCGCTAACTAATATTCCATTTTGATATATATCAATAGTGCCTGCACCACCATTCCCTCCATTAGGATTATATACACCAACCGGTACTTGATCTAAAAATCTTACTTGTGCCATTAAACTTGTTTGTTATCTAATATAAATATTAAATTATCCAATAGCAGTTGATCTATTTTTAGTTTCTTTTTGAGAAGCTGTTTCTGTTACAATTCTATCCCCTACTACGTTGCTTTCAAAGAAAATAGGATCGCTTACAGTTTCCATACTAAATATAATTTTTGTTTTATTTGAGAATTTTTTAATGGCTGTTATGTCTTTTTGTAATATTTCTGGTATAATATATCCGTTGATTTTTATATCAAATGTGCTTCTTACCACACGTTCATCGTTTTCAACTAATTCAGTTTGAAAACCAAAGGAATTAATAGCTGCTTTAAATTGATAACGTTGAGGATTACCCCAATAAGCATCAGAAGCATATTCCATTGCCTCTACTATTTTATTTAATTGTTCTACATAATAAGTAAAAGCAATACATGTGTAAGTAACTGTTAAATAATCAGGTACTACAACAGCATAATATTCTTGTTGTGGGATTCTGTTATTTAATACTTTAAAATTATCATAAGCATTTCTTTGAGTATATTTTTTATTAAACACACCAAAGTTTTGTGGGTTATTAGCATCTAATTTGTTAGCTATCTGTCTATTTTTGTCTATACTGTTACGTTTAAACATAATCAACGGAGCCTGTATTCTACCGTTTTGATCCCTATAATACCCGTCTTTTTGATATGATTTCCATTTTTCAGGTGAACCATAAATAACAGGAACCGGTAATCTTGATCCGTTTTGTATTACAGATGGTTGAATTACGTTTTGAAAATAGTAAAAAATAGCCTCATCTATATCTTGAATACCAACACTAAAAGGTTTTACAGTATCTCCTTTAAAAGAAGTTTGTAATGCTCTATTTGTAGTTGGATTAGGGTTAAATGAATTTGGATCTCCATATTGAGGATATGTAGGAACATTTTGTTCTACTCCTAACTGGTGTTGGGTTTTTGGTATTGGTTTTCTATTTTTTGCCATTACATTCTTGAATTAATAATATTTAATCTATCGGATGGAACATAGTGACATATACATTCTATCCCAACGTTATATCCAAAATTTTCTAATCCTGTATTTAAAGGATTATCACCATCAGCATCATAATAAGGATATTGAGGATCTTTACCCATAAAAAACTGAGTAGCGTTAGTATTATCTACTTCCCAGTATCCGTTTTGGTAATTTATAACATCACCTACTTCGGGGTGAAGGCTTGCTCCATATTGAATATTAGGTTGTTGGTAAGTATTAAAAGGTTGACCTTGGTTTGCTTCGTTTAATTTACTTAATAAATCATCACGTAAAAATTTAAAAGTAAGGGGCCAAGAAAAATCAACACCTAAATCACTTACAGGAGAAGTTGTACCTCCTACTTCTACTAAAGCAAATAACATAACAGGATCAGCAAAATTTCTTCCTTCAACTGATTCTCCATACATGTTGGTTTTAGTAGTAGTTACATTGTATTTGTAATATATTACTTCTTCGGATATAATACTCCCCATCAACTCTCGGTTGACTCTTCTAAACATTGATATATCACGAGCACCTCCGTATAAAGCCATATTATCCTATATAAATTGTCATTGGTACTTGATTAATTTCAGCAACACGAGCTACTGATTCTGCTTGTCTTCTTTCAAGTAATGCCTGACGCGATGTTTGATCAAAATATTCTCTTAATCTTGTAATTAAAGCATCTCTTTCGGTAGCTGCTGATGATACTAAATTATCTCCATTTAAAGTTACATCTGATCCTGGGATTGGTATAGATGAGTATTTGTTTCTTACTAATCCTAAAGCATCTTTAGCTCTAGCTAATGTATATTCAAAAATCCAAGCTCTACCAATTGAATTAATTTTAGAATATGTTGGATTTATATAAGGAACATTTGATGTGTTTGAAATTTTATTTGTTCCATTAGCAAAAGCAGCATCTATTCTGTCTTGAATTTTAATAAAATCAAATACTAAATAAATACCATAATCTAAACCACCATCACCATCAGTAAAAACTCCAGTACCTGGTATTGGGAATACTGAAATAATATTATCTACTATATTAAATGAATAATTTGAAAGTGTTACTTGGTTTTGCATTTCAATGGCTTGCATGTTTTGCATAGTAAAACTTGTAGGCATCATTAAATAAGTAGCAGAACCATATCCAAATCCATATAAACCTGCAGGAGGAACACCTCCTAATCCGCCTTGTCCTGTTAACAAAGCAGGGGAATATAATTGACTAATTGCAGGAGGGGATTGGTAATAAACATTTTTAATTTCTATACCACCTACAATTCCTTCGGCTTCTGCCCAAGCTGCTAAGTCATAACGTTGTTGTCCTGGGATTAAAGGTAATCTACCTTTTAACCAAGCAACATTACCACCAACACCTGCTTCCTCTCCATATTGTTGAGATAATCTAACAATAGTAGAAAATGTAGGTGTAACAATATCATCATTAACATCTACAGATGTAGGAGCTCCCTCTAAAGATAAATAATTATCTCTTGTTTGGAAAGCATATAATTCATTTCCATAAATAGTAGTTGCTTCTTCAAATCCAGCCCAAAAATTAATATCTTGTAATTCTACGTTTTCAATAGGATATCCTAAACGTAAAGCACAAAAATTAGCTACTTTATTAGCATCAGTTTTAAATTGAGAATCACTATCATAAAATCCAAAAGGAGTTGGAGGTGGCCATATATTTAAGTCATAATAAGATGCTGATACTTGAGCAAACGAAGATGAACCTGGCCAAATTGGAATATTAGACATATTTTTTTATTAGGTTGTTACAATATAATATTCTATACTTGCTGCACTTCCTGAGGGTTGTACTTTAACAGATTTAATATCATCAAATACTAAACCGCTTGTACTTCCTGTCATTTTACTTGTAGACATCATATATGAGCTACCAGTAGCAATTAAATAACTCATAGCTTCTGTTGAAGATGATATAATTAATTTAACAGGAGCAACAGCAGAATTATTAGTTATTCTTACATACTGTACGCTACTAGTTACAAATGTACCAGCTCCTGGAACGGAATCCATATTAAATATAGTAGTTACTGAACCTGTAGGTACATTTAAAATTCTATTATCAACATAATTAATATTATTAATAGTTTGAGTAACAGAAGAACCTACGTTATCTCCGTTAAGCGTTAAAATTTCGAATATTTGGGAAGTAAAAGTTGCCATGCCTTTTTCGTATAAATATTGAAAAAGTATGGTTCTAACTTATTTTTTTGAACTTCCGTTTGTACCTGAAGATCCTAAACTCATTCCTTTTTCATAAGCATCATTGTATAGGTTAATTAATTCCTCTACAATTGGATCTCTATGGTTTTGTTTTAACGATATTGCCTCTAGATTTTTAATACGTTTAGCAGCTGAGTATAAGAATTTAAATCCAGAATCGCGTTTTTGTTTTAAGTCTACTTGAGCATCATCACCACAAATAATCATTTTAGATCCTTTACCAATACGAGTTACAATCATTTCCATTTGCTCGTGTGTTACGTTTTGTGCCTCGTCTACAATTACGATACAATTTACAAAT